AATAGTCATATCTGTAGGTAGCAACTTTACTCCACCATTGCCGTATTCTAAATTGTTTATTGGATTACGACTTCTCCAAACATGAACTGTATCATAATTTTTAGTCCTAAATTCAAAATTAAACTTATCTAAAATAACAGCATCACCATCCACTACCCAAAACATTTTAGTACTAGCTAGTTTAGCAGCCGCTATGTGAGCCTGGTGTATGCCTTGAACTCCGTGAATTCTTTTAGATAAAGGAAATCTATCTACTAACGATTTCCAATTTTCTTCTGCATTTGGTTCTTTATAACTTATGAATACAACGTCATACACTTTCAATTACCCAATCATTTCCTAATCTAGAAGGATTCGTATATACTGCTTTAAAAAATTTACTTTGATCTGGATCCATATAACCTGGACCAGTTAATATTCCCAATTGATCTCGTAGTTTTTCACCTAATTGATTAATTTCTTTTATCAATGACGTATCATTATTTGGTGTTACATCATCAAATAAATCATTTAAAAAACTAAATGTTCTTACATTTGTATGATCCCAATTAGTAAGCATGGTCATATAGCAGCCAAGTCTTGCACCATACATGGCCCACAATCCATTATCCACATCACTGCCTACATTCATCCAAGCAACTAATCTATGATAATTTTTCCAGTTAATCTGTTTATCAAAAGGAGCCTTTATTGTAGGTTTAACTCCCTCCATTAAACACATTTTTACACCTTCTCTAAAACCTGCACGCCAGGCCTGTCTTGGACTGGCATTATTATGTACCCAACTCATCCAGTTTTTCATTTGAAGGTATTTAATTTCCCAACAAAAATCTACCTGTGTTTTATCATTAGAAGGATCGGCATTCTCGTGTGTTCGCATATCCAGTACTAATTGAGTAGGCCAATTTTTAATACTACCATTGCCGTATATTAGTCCGTTAATTATGTTATTTGCTGGGAAAGAAAAAACACAAATATTTGGTTCTGCGTGAGCTGCTAATTCTATGACCTGATTCATTAATTCAGGTTTGATTATATTATCACCATCTATTATTGTAACACGCTCTGTTTCTGCTAACCTAGCACAGGCTTTATGTGCGCTATCACTACCATGAACGCCATCTACTCTTTTAGCCCAAGGTACTTTAGTCAATAAATCAGCATAATTTTTTTCTTTATTTGGTTCATCATAACTCAAATATACTACGTCACAGTCTAATAATTTTATTTTTTTACTCATAAACTAGCCCATATGATTCAAAGTATTTTCTAGTAAGAAGAATTTCTTTATTAAAATCAAAAAAATGATCTACTTCATAGCCTTGCTCTAAATCCTTATGGTTTATTATAACAGTTCTTTTTAAAAAATGCAAATTGTTTTTATCTACAATAAAGAAAAAATGCTTGAAATTTTCAGCTAAGTTTGAATAGAAATCAAAGTTCTTAATCTTAAATATAATTCTTGAGTTGTGTATACAAATTAAAAAATCAGCATTGGGATCCGTTGTTAAAACTTTAAATAATTGACCAATTTGAATATTTTCAAGACGTTTAACGACTTTAGGTCTATCATCTATTTTAAGTGTATAAGAATGAAGCTCTTTTCCACTTTCCCTAAATTCAGTAACAAATTCCTCACTTACCTCTACGTAATTTGAACTATCTTTTTTATAGTTTAATAATTCTATAATATTGCCGTTATTATCATAATAAAGATAAAATTTAATTTCTGGCAATTTTATAGCAGATAAATCAAAAAAGTTTTCCATATTAGCCTTTAAACTTTTCTATTAAGGCGTCAGTTAAAAAACTATCTTCTATGTAGTGTAATAATCCAGATTGATTATGATTCCCTATAGTTAAAGATAAATCATCTGACCAATGATGTACTACGTGTTTATTCCATTCATCTATTGAATTAGACGGCCACTCTTGAACTAACGGCTTCATATGGATAAAATTTAATAGGTTATTTTTCCTATAAAATTTATCAAACTTTAACGCTATAGCAGTAGCTACATCTAGACTAGAATGTTTTTGTGTATTTTTTCTAGTAAACTCTTCAGAAAAAATATCCCATTCTTTAATAATGTGTTCTAAAAATTTATAAAATGCAAAACTTATTGGTGATTTTTTAAAATAATGCAGCCCAAAATAAACATCTGGTAAATCATTGCTATAAAATACTTTACGGTATGGATTGTCTTTTGAGGTTATTTTATTTCCTTTGTAATTTCTTACATTTTCTGTAAAGGCTAAATCATAATCATCTAAGTGATACCAGTAATGATCATTGCTAGTTAATAGCAACATATCAGAATCATACACTAAATTCCTAGTAAAAGGAGTACAATAAATAATTTTCCAACGATTCTCAATTTTCCAAACAGAATGTTGTGCCATATCCCCCCAAGGAATTTTTACTACATGATCAAACGCCTTAATATATTCGATAGGAACTGAATCATTAGTAATTAAACAAACATTGTTGATTGTATTAAGTTTTTTAATACTCAAAGCTAACGCATAAGCCTGTCTAACATAATCAATTGATGAATTCTGTGCAAAAATAACATGACCCATGCTCATTGTAATACCCTCAATATACTATCTTTATTCATAATATGTACATCTAAAACACTAGTACGTGAGTAAACATTGGTCTGATCTGGCGACACCATACGAAAATTAAGCGAATTATCCTTTATGCCAAGCAATTCGTCCTTATCTATTACATAATACAGTTTACCAGGTATAAAGCCAAACTGCTTAGATTTCATATGTAACGTCATTAAATTTACTGCAATACTAAATGCAAAATCATTCCTAAATTTAGGATCTTTAATTTGATAAAGCAAAGAATAATAAAGCCAATTATCTCTTATATATTGAATTAGCGTAAAAAATGATCTAGTAAATGCTGTTTTTTTAAAATAAAAAACTGTGGCCCAATAAAAGGGAACACCAAATTCATTTATAAAAGTAAATTCTGAATTATATCTATTGTTTAATAAATGATGATGATTTTTATACAATAAAAGTTCACTATCTAAGTCAAAACAATTTAATAAATGACTTGAATTAATAATATAGTCTGAATCTATAACAATAGTTTCATCATAAGGGGTCAAGTCAAAACAACTTGATCTATCAAAATTTAACCATTTTATTTTTTTAGATGTTTCCCCATCGTGTAAAACTCTTGTTTGTATATTTGCAGGCTTTTTTATAATAATTTTATCAAAAATTTCGTCATTATCTTCATAGGCATGATCTACAACTACGCTAACTGGTAAATTTAAAAAAGTTTTTACTCTTTTAGCAGATATTTTGGCTAGATCAATATAACTAATATCTTGACCTTGTGCAAATATTAGTACACCTTTAGTCATTATTAATTATTGACACAATATTTCTTGGGGTTGTTACTTTATTGTATTCGTAATAGTAACGATTTGTGGCTTCTGTATATACAGATAGGATACTTCTGTAAAATTTTGATAGATTTTCTACTAAGACAGGCATTTGATTATCATCAAGTAACACAACACTGTCTTTTTGCATAGCACAACAGTTACCAATAAAGGATAAAAGAGTCAAATTTACTGTAAAAACTGCACCATTATAGTAGTATAACAAACTTTGATTTAATTCTTCGTGCAAAATCTGCTTTTGATTGTTTAACGTACTCATTAAACTAGCAGCATCAAAAGTTTTCTTTATCTCATCATTCATTTTGGCCTCATAAGGTTGCATCTTCCATACCAGCAGTACGTAATTTAATTACATTACTTAGTTGCCATTGTTTAACATCCAATGCTTTTGTGATTCCTAGCCATTTATTTCGTAATAGAGCGAACTCATTGATAATTTTTTCCATATCAACTACATCACTTTCCCCATCTACATACTTTTCACAGTCTCTACTACTTAGGGCACGTTGATAGTTTTCTAAATATTTTCTAAAATGTTGGCTTTTAAGCTGACGAAGTTCAATATTTAAGTACTCTAAAATAGCTTCAATTTCTTGTAACTGCCCAAATCTATGTTCTACAAT